GTCGTTTTGAATTGTCCATAAGTCTTCCTGTGATTAATGCGAATAAGGATGTTCTTGTCTGTGCTGACTTGGCGGCACGATATCTGTAATAGCGGTAATACTTTCAACTTCGTCCATTTCAAAGAAAAATCGCTCACCACCATTCACAGAAAGCAAACTTAAAACCCCACCATTGATGCCGACAAATTCTTTAATTGTGCATCTTCCATCCTTCAAGCACACCTGAACAAACTCATTCGGCACAAGATCTGCATCAGGGTCGCATACAACATACCAGCCATTACGAATTGCTGGAAACATTGAGTCGCCAGTGCCTTTAATGCCATAGGCTCGTGGACCTGCTGTATGAGTTGGAACATAGCCATCCCCAGCATTTCCATCGTATCCCATATCTGTGAAATACCCATCCATTCCCATTTTTGAATAGGCTTTAACTGGAACATATCTTTTTTGTATAGGGAAAGGCTTAGCTGGCGCTTGAACAAACTTAACGGCATCTTCACTATCTGGAATATTGTACTTCTGCTTAAATGCTTCAATATCAATAACATTTAATTGAGCTAAATTGTTACTCGATTCTTGTTCATCCGATCCACCATAAAGCAACCAATCGTCACTCACACCTAAAAATTTCGCAATGACTTTCAAATTTTCTGCTGTAGGTACGCTAGTTCCATCTAGCCATTTCTTTGCTGCAACAGGAGATTTTTTAGTTGCTCTTGCTAAATCAGCGGCTCTTAATTTTTTTTCTTCAAGTTTTTGCCTAATTCGAGTGTGTAAAGACATAACAAATATTCCAAAAACATTAACTAATGTTAATACGATCTATTGAAACTATGGTTAACAAGTGGTAAATTTGGTTTATTAACTATAGTTAACTTGGTGTAACCATGAAAATTAGTGACCTCATGACATACCACGGCTGCAAAAATCGGAAAGAGTTGTCTGAAAAAACTGGATATTCAACCGTGACCCTCTGGAAGTGGGAAAACAACGGTATACCAGCCAGAACTCAAGCAGTCCTGCAAGTCAAAACCAAAGGCAAACTTAAAGCCGATTTACAAGCATTAACCGCTTAGGAACTAAACCATGAGCAAAGTATTAAATGAATTGCCTGCAAGCGCTAGCAATAACGAATCGCTCATATTGCAAGCACTTAACGCTAGCAATCAAAGACAAGTAGCAGAGATGATAAATGTCGATGCAAGCATCCTTTCACGGATGAAAACAGAAAAGAAATCAAATGGATGGACTGAGATTGAGTTTATTAGCTTTTTGTTGACAGCCATTGGTTTGAAGGTTGTGCAAGAAAGTGATGTGTATTGCTCACCTGAAATTGCAGAAGCAACGCGAGTTTATTTAGCACATGCATTCACTTCACCTGAATACATGCGGATTTTATTCAAATAAAAAACCACTACCTGCTGTAACAGGAGTGGTTTCGCATTCACAAATTTAGGAACCCATGAATATGCAAAACAATTTATCAAATCAAACAACCGAACGCAACCAGCCAGAATTTTTAGTGGGTGACGTTGTAGTGCTTACTAAAGAGTGCCGTACTTTCAAATCAAATGATTTGTTTGAAGTTAAAAACAAAACTTTGACTAGTTTATGGACCATCAAATCAGAGAATCATTTGATTCTAGTTTCTTCAAAAGAAATCCGCACAGCAACAGTTGCTGAACTTAACGCCAAACGCCGACTAACAAGCGCTGAGCAAGCATTAGCGGAGGTGTCATGAACAGCTTTACACAGCAAATCAAAGATTCTCGTCAGCAAAGTGAAATCCAATCTTTTTACGAGCCTGCATTGCGAGTGCTTGGGCACCTATTTGAGGTGAAAAAGCAAAATTTACGTAACAAAGGTTATGACGAAAATAATGCGGCGGTAACCAAAGTTGAATTTTCAGAGGCTATGGCTCGTCAATTTCGCATAACGCAGTGGTTAGCACAACAGATTGTAACCAGCTTAACCAAAGCGTGTTTGGTTGATTCGTTTGGTGGCTATGTTAAGCCAAAGGATGGTGAAAAGTGAGATATGCAGCAAAAAGAAAACAGGATATTTCCGTTTCTACCACACCGCTTGAGGTGGTAATTCCACTGGAACAACCAGTAAAGATCTATTCGGCTAAAGAATTAGCAGCTATGCCACTTTCAGTTATGAATGCCGCAATTGAGGCTCAGGAAAGATTTTATCAACTTGAAGAATTAACCCATATGGGGGGGCAGGCTATAGCAGTTCGCCGTCTCATGGAGGATGGGCACAAACTAATTCAGGTGAAAGAAAAGTCTCGTATTCGCTACAAAATCAACAACGAATTTATTCCTCCAAGAATTATTAGTCAGTTGGAAATGCGCGGTCTTGTAAAATTAGGAGTAGTCACTGATGTATAAATATCTCCACCATATCAGCGACTTTATGGTTGCTACAGCGCACCTTAGCCCAGTTGAAGAGTGCTTTTATCGCCGTGCTCTCGATTTCTATTATTTGAATGAAAAACCATTACCCAAAGAAACCCAGTCGGTTTTTCGTCGGTTACGTGCAAATACCCAAGAAGAAAGGGATGCAGTATTAATTGTGCTGCAAGAGTTTTTTGTGGAAGAGGAAGACGGGTTTCACAACAAACGTTGTGATTCAGAAATCGCCGCTTATCAAAAAGTAGGGGATAAAAATCGTGAAAATGGTAAGAAAGGTGGGCGTCCACGTAAGGAAAAACCAAAAGAAAACCAAAGTGAAGGCGACTCGGTTAATTCTGAAAACCCACAAAAACCCAGTGGGTTAATTTTGGGTTCTGAAAGTGAAAGCCAAAAAAACCTTAACCATAAACCGTTAACCGATAACCAATATATAGATAGTAGTAGTAATGCGCGTGAAGAAAATTCGCAATTTACACCAATCCAATTTGCTCAGTATCAGATCGATGATCACAAGCGTTACTCAATGCGTGAATTCATTTCTGAATACAGCGAGTTTCAATACGATTTCATCTCACTTGCTCAACAAAGATTTGTTTCTGTACCTGAAATCGACTTGAGAACCATGATTCAAAATTTCGGTGACTGGTACTTTGCAAACGAATCAAGTTCGTTGAATACACCAAGCATCTGGTTGGTTAAGTGGTTCTCTTGGGTTCAAAACAACGAGAAACAAGTTGCTGCAAACCGCAAGAAACAAGAGCAAATCACTTCAACCGGTCAAAAACCACAAGAGTCGGGTTACTTCGCTAATCTTTTTGAAGAACAGAGCGAATCTCAAATCGTGGATGTAACCCCAGCAAAAAAGCTTCCAATGATTGAGGAGGTAGGTCATGCATGAGATTACCTTGAACGAAGTGCGTCAATTAATCGCTTCTCTTCGCACTGTTTACGCTGCTCAGTTCAATAAGCAATTTCCAGCAACAGGCGAAAGTGCAATTCCTCTGTCAGTGGTTGAGCAAATCGCACTTAAAACACTGGTTGGCGTTCAACAAAACCAATTTAACAACGCACTTGGTCGTTTACTTACAGCAGGTGGACGCTTTATGCCGTCATTTGCCGAGTTTCGCACCTGGTGTATCGGTGAAAGTTGGATGTCTCCAGAAGAAGCTTGGTCTCGCGCATGTAAGTTTACGACTGACCGTACCGTGGTTATTACACAAATTACAAAATATGCATTAGACGAAGTGATGTATTTGATCGAAGCCGGCCAAATGCGAGCAGCTCAAGATAATTTCTTCGGGACCTACAACGTGATGGTTGCTAAAGCTCAGTTAAAAGGCCGTCAGCAAGAGTTTTACACTCCACCGCTACAACTAGAGCATAAAGAACCTGAACACACCCCAGTAAGCAATGACGAGGCTCAAAAGCATCTCAAATCATTGATGGAAAGATTAAAAATCAATGGTCGTAAACCTGCACCAGTTCAAAAACTTGAGGCAAAAGAAAAAGAGCCTGAGCTTATAAAAGAGTTGGGCCCTGATCCTTTCGATAATCCACACGAATACGCAGAGATGTGCCGCCGTGAAGGTATGCCAATCCCTAGAAATATTCAGCAGTTAATTGATGGAGCGAATGTATGAATAAATTCGAGATTTTAGCGTGGGGTTTACTCATTTCATTTTTTACAGCAGCTATTAGCGGTGCGGTGGTTTGGTGGTGGTTGGCGCGTAAAGAGCTTGATGAGAAAGGAGCCAGCCATGAAAGCAACTAAATTGATTAGAGATAAAGGACTGCAATACGCGAAGGAAATCGTAGATTCAGCACCCGATAACGCAACTGAATGGAACGAGGGTTATGAGTTCCAATGTGGTCAAAGTGTAGAAATCAGCCCAGCAGATCGTGAGAAGTATTTTGTAGATTTGGTTGAGCTTAAACGTCTGGTGGAGTCTTTGAAAATCATCAACGATTTAGGTGGAGTTGAGAAGCTAACGCCTGCATTCATTACGACAGATAAGCATGTTGGTTACACGCATGTTCGCATGGTGGGAAATGGGAGATTGAGCTTTCTTGATGATTTTTGCGACTTCATTCCAGATGGTTCCATTTCAATTAAGCGTGTGATGACTGCTATCCGCGACCACGAATCAATATACGGAGGCGGTGAATCTCATGCCAACTAGATATAACACAGGCGAGTATAGCTACGATCTTGAATATCACTATGGAGATATGTCAGCAAGCATGGAGATGCTTAGAGCACGTTTAATTGAATTGTTGACTCCTCATCTGTCTGGCCGTTATGTGAAATGGAGAGAAGCATATTTCAAATGGTTTACAAAGTGCGGCGGGGATTCGGGGTGGATGTTTTGTGTAGGTCCACACGAATTTCATATTGATGGGGCGTTAAGGCGCTATTACTCAGGTTCTATTGATATTACCTACAACCAGAAAGATCGATATTTCTTGGTGGGTGAGAAAAAGAAAGTCAAATGTAAGGCTTGTAAGGGGTTTGGCTTCATTCGAGATGATGGGTGGGGGCATATAGATAAATGTGAAATGTGTGATGCAGAAAAAGGAGCCAGCCATGAGTGAGTTTGAGGGTAAATCTGGAAAGTGGGCTTGGGAGATTCAAAAAGAACAACAAGCGAAAGTGGAGGAGCTGCAAAAGCGTTTAGATGGGGCATTAAAAGAGACTCAATATGCTTTGCAGTATGTTGAAGAAGACATGCGCGGCAATCATGAATTTCTACAAATGGCAATGATTCGAACCCTTAAAGCTATAGAGCAAGTGCTCAAAGGTGGTGCTTGATGTCATCAGTCAGCATTGCTGAATACCGCAAGTTATTTCCGATAAAGAAAAATAAAAAGCGCCGTTCAGCAAAGCAAGTTGCCAGACAACCAAGTGTGGGTGAAGTGGTTCTGGCAACGCATTTAAGAGCATGCAAGATTGGTTTTGAACAGGAATATAAGTTCCATC